GACGCCATCTGGTACTGCGTCCGCCACGCCAAGCGCGTCGACCCCGCCGAACTCATCGAGGCCATCGAAGACTGGCAAGAAGCCCGCAACCATGGGTAAGTCGAAGTCAGCTGCGAAGGCCCTGGCTAACCCCGGGCTCAAGCAGCAGACCCCCAACGAGAAAATGAAGACCGACCTCCACCTCCTCTCCGATCGTCAGCGCTGGGAATACCTGTTCAGCCTGAACGCATGGAAGCCTCGCGCCATCAACGCCCCCGAGGCCAAGGTTCACCGCCGTTGAAACCCATTGCGTTCAAAGTTCGGGGGGGGGGCAATTACTCTGGCACAAAAGGCGGAGTAGTCCGGCCCAAGGAAAAAGGCGGCGCTGGTTACCTCGGCTACGAGGACAAGACCTTCACCATCTCCACTGCCCTCGATCAATGGATTCTAGCACCAATCACCCAACCAATTACCAACCCAATGAATGAACCCGCACAACCCGCACCCGTCGGCAAACCCCTTCGTTACCTATCTGTCTGCTCTGGAATGGAGGCCGCGTCTGTCGCGTGGCATCCGCTCGGCTGGCATCCTGTCGGCTTCTCCGAAATTGAACCCTTCCCATGCGCCATCCTCAAACACCGTTTCCCCAACACCCCTAACTATGGCTCCCTCACCGAATACAAATCCTGGCCCCTTGAACCCGGAGCAATCGACCTTCTGGTCGGAGGCACACCTTGCCAGTCCTTCTCCGTCGCTGGCCTCCGCAAAGGACTCGACGACCCAAGAGGCAACCTCGCCCTCGTCTTTCTTGGCCTCGCTGATAAGCTCAAGCCCCGATGGATCGTCTGGGAAAACGTGCCAGGTGTCCTCAGTTCTAATGGTGGACGGGACCTTGGTTCCTTCCTCGGGGCGCTGGTGCAACTCGGCTACGGGTTCGCTTACAGAGTGCTCGACGCTCAACACTTCGGAGTCCCGCAGCGTCGCCGTCGAATCATCCTTGTCGGGTGTCTTGGAGACTGGCGTGCTCCCGCAGAGGTTCTTCTTGAGCCAGACTGCGTGCGCCGGGATATTAAGAAGGGCCGAACGAAGGGGCAAGGCGTTGCCGCCAGCTCTGAAGGCGGCGTTGGAGCAGACCATCCAGAAGGGTGCTGGTGGGACGGAGGCCAAGTGAGCCAGACCCTCGACGCGGTGCTTCAGAAGGGGCAGACCATGCCCGAAAAGAACCGCTTCCCTGCCGTGCTGACGCCAGTATGCGCCACTGGCGAGATCACTCACTGCCTCACCGCCTCCCAGAAGGGGGCAACTGAGGACGGCACGGGACGCGGCACGCCAATCGTCATCGACCGCGCCGCCTTTAACCAAGGCGTGAACGCCCAGTACGAGACGCACATCGAGGAGACCGAAGTCATGGACTCCCTTGTTGCCAGAGGCCCGCCCGCGGTCGGCCAGCCCATCCCCTACCGCAAGTCCAAGCGGGCTTGCTCGACGACCGACAACGAGACGTGGGTCGAGGCCGACGCAAGTAACACCCTGAACAACTTCGACCTCGGCGACACTCGCACGACTCACGCGGTCGTCGAGCCAAGAGTATACGAGAACCACGCCCAAGACTCCAGAGTCACTGGCCCTCTTGACGTCGCTCCGACCGTCGCTGCCAAGTTCGGCACTGGCGGTGGCAACGTTCCCCTCGTTGGCGCCATGGCCGTGCGTCGCCTGACCCCCATCGAGACAGAACGTTTGCAGGGCTTCCCCGACAACTGGTCACGCATATCCTGGAAGGGTAAGCCCGAGGAGCAATGCCCCGATGGGCCGCGATACAAAGCCTGCGGGAACTCAATGGCCGTCCCAGTCATGCGCTGGGTCGGTGAACGCATCGCCGCAGTGAACGCCAAACTATGACCCCCCTCCCCGCTGGCATAGAACGCATCGCCCGCACCGTGACCGGGCAGTACGCCCTGCTGCTCCTCCTCGACGGTTATCCCTACGTCGAGATGACCGCCCGCAAGCACGCCGACTTTCTCTCCGACCTCGGCCTGTGGAAGCGCAAGACGCACCCGTCCCTGGCACGATCACAAGTCCGCTTCTTTACCCTTGCCCCGAGCGGCGAGATAAAGGAACTTACCTTTAACCGATGACCAACCGCGACTCCATTAAGCGCCTTGTGGAAAACATCACGGGCTCGTTAGCCACCGTTCAGCATATTGCCGGACGTTATGAACAGCACGACGCCGACATCATGACGCTCTCCGACCTGAACCGTTCCGCGATTACGGAGCTTCAGGTCTTTAGAGATCACATCGAGACGGCTGATGAGGCCGCCCACGTCAAGCCCCTGCACGACCGGGTGCACGTCCTCGTTGTTCAGCTGCGCGTCCTCCGCAATACGCTTGAAGCCATGGAGAACGCCGCCGAGAAAGCCCTTGAAGATGTCCGCCGTATCTCCGCCAGCGTCGAGGACTCCAACCCCGACGACGACGCCCTCTAATTTCCACCAACCAATAATACACCACACCACCATGCGTATCCCTCCCGACATCATCGCCCACCGCGTCCTCTATGACGGCATTCAGGCGCTTAACTACAGCGGTTCGAAAGAGCTGCTGAAGTCCCCGGCCCATTACCAAGCCTACCTCAACCAGGAGCGCGAGGAGACCAAGGCCCTCCGCATGGGCTCGCTCATTCACTGCGCCGTGCTCCAGCCCGAGATGCTGAATGAGAAGTTCATCACGGCCCCCGACTGCGACCGCCGCACTAAGGACGGCAAGGCCACCTACGAAGCCTTCCAGTCCAGCCTCAAGCCCGGGCAGACGGTCGTGTCCTACGAAGAGTCCGCCGAGTGTCACATCATCGCCTCTCACGCCAAACTCGCCCTCGAGCGGATGTTGGTCACGTTCGAGATGACCGAGTTCATGTTCACGACCGATCACTGCGGCGTCCAACTCAAGTGCGCCATTGATGCTGTCGGCACCGACGGCTATCTCTACGACCTGAAGACCACCGAGGACGCGTCCCCTGCTGGCATCCTCAAATCCATCCGGGCTTACCGCTACAACCTCCAGGCATACTTCTATCGCCTGTGCTTCGAGACCGCCTTTGAGCGCCGACTGCTAGGCTTCCGCTTCCTCTTCATCGAGAAGACCCCGCCCTACGCCACCGCCGTCGTGGAGATCGGGCCTGAACTGATGTCCTACGCCTGCTCCGACTTCGAGAAGGCGCTGCAATCCTACCGCGAGTGTACGACCCTCGGCGAATGGCCGGCCTACGGTGACGCTGTCCAGGTTATCGACATCAAGGGACCGTCCGCCTCCACCGCCATCACCTTCGCCTAATCTCATGGAACCCAATAACGACCGCCCGCCCCTCACGTCCATCTCGACCAATGGCACCTACAAACTGAAGCTCATCAAGCCGAAGTTCGAGAAGGTCAAAGTCTGGGAGGACGGCACCTGCTCCGCCCGTCTCTTCTTCGTCGACGATAAGGGCTTCTGCCTGAGCAAGAACTTCTCCTCCAAGTACGGCAAGGCGCTCGCCATGCTCGTCGGTAAATACTCCGGCAAGTTCACCAACGAGATCAGGCTGGACGCTACCGCGGCAGAGTACCTGGAGTACATCGGCCCCGCTTGCGGGCAGACCATCCTCGTCGGCGTAGAGGTCGAGGAGAATGGCGAGTACAACGGCAAGCCCCAATACAAGTACAAGATGACCTACCCCAAGGGCTCCCAGAAGCCTACGGTTGCCGACACCCTCCCCGACGCCCCGCCCTTCTAAACGGCTATGACCGAAACGCCCCCGCCTATGGCCGCACCGACGCTCGTCCTGATCTCGGGCTTCGCCAGGGCCGGGAAGGACACGCTGGCCTCCGGGCTTCTCGAGTGGTCGACCCGACCCGCCGAGCACATCAACTTTGCCGACGCGCTGAAAGAGGCCGGCAATCACTTCATGGATTACCTTGGCCTTGAGGGCAACTTCATGACCGAGGACTTCAAGTGCGAGAACCGTGACGCCCTCGTCGCCATGGGTCGGTTCGCACGGCGCCTAGACAAGGACGTCTTTGCCCGACACTTCGCCAACTGGTGCCCGGTGATGAAGCACCACGATCAGGTCAGCCCTGAGACCGTGGTCTGTTCCGACTGGCGCTACATCAATGAGCTGCGCGTCTGTCAGGATATCCTCTGGGAGAAAGGCTGGAAGGTCCGCACGGTCTACGTCTCGACCGCTGGTATCGGCCCCGCCAATGACGAAGAGCTCGACAGCATCGCCGAGATACGCGCCGCCCACTCCTTTGACCAGGAGTACATCTTCAAGCCTAACGCCCGTCAGCAAATCATGTCTGAAGGACGCGTCCTCGCAAAGTCATGGAGACTCTGACACCCGAGACGCTGGCATGGGCCCGCAAGGTCGGCCTGTCGCCTGATCGCGTCGCCTTCCTGCTCACCTGCCCGAAGTACACCGTGAGCAAAGGCCACCGCAAGTCCGACAAGGTCATCACCGACAACCCCAACCACCACCTGCAACGCCTGGGCGACTGCTACTGGTTCCGCCTCCGCCGTCGCGGTACGGACATCGTCGAGAACATCGGCCACGACCTCCTCACCGCCCGCCAGCGCCGTGATGAGATGCTCGAAGCCTTTGACTCCGGCCAGCCCATCCCTCACCTGAACAAAAAATGAGCACTCCCATCCGCTTTGTGGCCTTCGGCGATAACCATGGCGACATGGCCGACGATGAGGCCACCGACGCCCTCTGCGAGTTCATGAAGGACTACAAGCCGACCGTGCGTGTGCACCTCGGGGACTGCTTCGACTTCCGATCACTCCGCCGCGGCGTGGGTAACGATGCCGAGGGTGCGGAGTCCCTCATGGCCGACATCCAGGGCGGGGAGGACTTCCTTCAGCGCACGAAGCCGACCGTCTACCTGATGGGCAACCACGAGCACCGGGCAATCGCCTTACAGCATACCTCTGGCTCGGCCATCGTCCGCGACTACTGTGCCGACCTTGAGGCCCGCATCCGTTCGGCTGCCAAGTCTGCCGGCGCCAAGACCATCCTGCCCTACCACGCCGAGAAGGGTGTCTATCGCCTCGGCCCGGTGGCCTTCGTGCATGGCTACGCTCACGGCATCAACGCCACTGCCGAGCAAGGCAAGCACTACGCTGACCGCGGCGGTGCTCTGATCCACGGACATACGCACACGCTGGCCCAGGTTAACTTGACCAAGGCCGAGGGCGGCGCCGCTTTCTCCGCCGGCTGTCTTTGCCAGAAGGACGCTATGGCGTACGCATCGCACCGCCTAGCCACGTCCCGCTGGGGCTCAGGCTTTGCCGCAGGCTGGGTCGACGGCCAAGACTGGAAGGTCTGGCTCGTCCACAAGGTCGGGAAGAATTGGATTTGGCAAACCGACCTCAAGGTCTACACGCCTAAGAAACGATGAGCAATCGTTACAAAGCTATTGGAGGGTATGTTTATGAAAACGGAAACCGCATTGGGTTAAA